AAGCCCTCTACTATATATTATAGGCAGTTAGACAGTTCAAGGGACGCAATGAACCAGATTAAGTCAATGAACTTGGGTTTATTTGCGCCAGATCAAATAGAGGAACTGGAGGAAGAGGTCTTTATGGCGGCGCAGGGTCGTTTAAGAAAGGCAAATACTCCTAGGCAGTCTATTTCATCTTCAAATCCCAGAGGGCACAACTGGGTATGGCGATTATGGATTGATAAGCGCGGTGGGGATGACTACGGTAATGTTGGCACTAAGATGTGGACAAAGGGTGTGCCACCACCTCTATGTCAAGAGGACGTGAATCATACGGTGACGGATAATCCTTACTTACCATGGGATTACATTAAAAATTTACTAGAAGACTATCCTGAGCAGTATTTAGATAGGTATGTTTTTGGTGGCTGGAATAATTACGAGGGGCTAGTATATCCTATGTGGGATAGTTCTATCCACATGATAAAACCATTTGAGATTCCTGAGTGGTGGAACCACTACGTTGCCATGGATTGGGGACATCGTAATCCTTGTTCAATTGGTTTTTACGCATCTGATCCTGATGGCAATATATATAGATATGATGCGCTATATGAGGCGAATCAGTGGGTAGATTATCATGCGGATAGGATATTTACAAAATTAGCAGAGCACGGGATTACTCCTGATGACATTGAGGCATGGCCGGCTGATCCATCGATATTTTCAGCTCATACTGAGGTGACTATAGGCGATGAGTTTAGGGATCATGGCATTTACTGGCAAAAAGCCAAGAATGACATTCAGGGCGGTATTAATAGATGCTCTAAATACTTATCATTAGACCCCAATTTGGTGACACCAAAGTTCCCAAAGGGGAAACCACAATTTTTTGTATTTGATATTCCTGCTAACATTCCATTTAAAGAAGAGATTGGTGATTATTCTTGGGATGAGATGGAAGTAAAGGGGTATAAAAACCAAGCGGAAAAGCCTAAAAAGGTCAAAGATCATGCAATGGACGAGTTTAAATATTTAATCAACCATGTTGATGCTGCTGAGATACCTAAGCCAATAAGACCGCGACCTGAATGGTTAAAACGTAAAGGGAAGAATTTATGGATGTCAGGATAGACAACCTTAAAAAAACATTTCAGTATTTATTTGATGGTGATCGACGGTGGCGAAAAAACCAAAAAGAAGATAGCGGTTTTTATGTTGGTGGAGATTATCAATGGGACCAGCAGGATTTATCTAGGCTTGACGATGAGAATAGGCCTCACATTACTCACAACATAATCCAGCATAAGGTAAATACTCTATATGGGTTTGAGAAAAATAATCGTACTGGATGGAGAGCGCATGGCATTGGTAATGAGGATGATGCTATAAGTCAGAATGTCACTGGTGTATTAAAATTTGAGAATCGTAATGAGCGATTTAATAAGGTGATGTCACGGGTTTTTAAAGATATGGTAATAGGCGGTCGTGGGATATGTGACTTATCTGTAGTTCGTGGGGAAGATTTTTTATGGGAAAATCGCTTACGTAGAGAAAACCCCGCTGTTTGCTATCGTGACCCACAGGGGCGTGAGCCTGATATGTCAGATTGGGTGCATGTTGGCAGGTCTAAATGGTACACTGTTAATACATTAAAAATGATGTTCCCTACAAAAATGAAGGACATTGGGTCACTTGAGGATATTGCATGGGGAATGAACCAGGACAATATAACTGAGTCACCTGATTTATCATTAACAAATAACGACTATCCTGTTAGGGACAATTTTGGAGAATTTGGCGTACTAGACCCTGATTTTTATGATAAAGAGTTTTCTCGTGTTAGAGTTGGTGAGTTATGGGAAGCGGAAGAGAAAGAAGTAGCTTACCTTATTAATAATATGGATGAGGAACGTATTCGTATTGGGTTTGATAAGAAAAAAATTAATGAATTTGAGGGTAGAGTTCAGCAGTTAAACGACTTGGGTATGGATAAGAAATTTAAAATCCAGTCTAAACCTGAACGTATAATATTTCACGACTTATTTGCTGGCAACGTGCACTTTGTAGAGCATGAGCCGTCTGAGTTCACACATGGTGAGTTTCCACTTCAGTTTGGTATAGCATATCTTGAGGAAGTTGGCAATAAGGTTGAGAATTATGGTATTGTAAGAAATTTATTAGATCCGCAACGCGAAAAAAACAAGTATCATTCTTTAAGTGTAGACATATTATCGAGAAGCCCTAAGGGTGGTGGTATGTTCAAGACTAATTTAAAGAATGCCACTGCAATTAAAAACTTTTCTAGCACTGGCGGTTGGCACGCGGTGAGCGACCCTAACGATTTTAAAGAGTTCTCATCTAACTTCGTGCCAGCATTAAATGCAGCAGTTGCGTTGGAGCAGAACTCTAAGCAAGAGACTGATGACATATCTGGTATTAATCCTAATATGATGGGATTCCAGCAGAGCGCTAAGGAAAGCGGTGTATTATCACGTCAACGTATTAAAATGGGGACTATGGGTATTGAGGAGTTATTTGACAACCATAATACATTAAAGAATAGAGTATTAAAGATGATGGTAAAAAATGTTCAGCAGTTCTGGACATTGGAGAAACTCATTAAGACTGTAGGTGGAATACCTAATTTAGATCCACAGATGCAGGTGATGGCGGCTGATAAGTTCTTAAAAAATAATAGTACAGTTAAGTACGACATAGAAATCGATGAAGGCGAAAATTCACCAAGTGTACGAGCAGCTAATTTCGCTGAGATGATACAGGCTGTCCAGTTTGGAATACCGATACCGCCCGATGCTATCGTGGATACGTCTACGTGGGCAAATAAAAGTGTTCTTAAACAAGGAGTGCAGCAACAACAGATTGCTCAATTAATGCAACAACAAGGAAAACAAAATGGCAAATAAAAAAAAAGTTGCCGACTTAGAAAAGGGCGGTAAATATGTTAAATAAGATTACTGGAAAAGGAATGAACCAAAGTGATTTGGCGAATTTACTCGATAAAATGACTGGTCAGGTCTTTTTATCTGCTGGACAAGCTATGAATGCAGACGACACTGGTCCAGCAATAACAGCAATTGGCAGTCAAACAAGAGTTGGACTGTTGTTCGATCAAACAACCGACGAACACGTCACATTTCCATGGTATCCACCAAAGGATTTGGATGTTAGTAAGGCTTTTTCAATAAAAGCAATATGGAGTTCTGCTAACACTGCTGGCAATATCGTTGCATGGGCAGTTAATTACTTGGCTGCTGTAACACCAGAGGACTTGGGAGTTACTGGGACGGCTGTTATTGTTTTAGATACAGACTCAACAACGGCAGACGCCATGATGGTGTCTCCTGCAATTGCAATTCCAGCAAGCGTATTTGCGACTAATCAGGAATTATTTATGATTGACTTCTATCGCGATGCCAATCATGCTTCCGAAACATTAGCTGCTGATGCTGCACTCTATGGAATTTTAATAGAATACACACCGCTACCTGAAGTAGTAGTGTAAGAAACAACCCACAAAGGAAATAATAATGTCAGAAAACCTTAATGGTCAGCAAGCAACTGCTGATGGCACTCCGGGAGTAGAACCTGCGGGCACATCTCAACCGAACCATGAAGAAAAACCAATTTATGCTGGTGGTAAAGCATACCTATCAACAGAAGAGCTTGCAAGAGCTTATGATAATTTGACTGCTTTGAACACGAGTCAAAGTATAGAATTGGGAAATCTGAGAGAGAAACCTGTAGTTGATCCAGAACCTGAACTTGATCTTAGCAATGAGGATTCCATACGAGAACATCAAGCGTGGAATAATCGCGAACTTGAACGTAAGTTTGACGCTAAACAGGCAAAGGCACAAAAGGATCAAGAATTTCAACGGAGTCAGGCTTCTCTAAATAAATTCATTCAAAGTCATTCGGACATATCCGTTGGGCATTTACAAAAAGTCACACAATATGCAGACAGTAATGGTCTGGATATGACTTCCGCCTACAGCCAGATGACAGAAAAAGGTCTATTTTCCAAACCCGGAGTAAAGGAACATGAGGAAAGGGCGAACTTACAAGCTCAACCTACCCTCGGCAGAAATCAAGAAGGTACTACTGTGGAAGTTGATGGTGACGCTATTGATGCGGCATCGGATGCAAACCCAGACGCTTTGGCAAATTACACTCCTGAACAACGGGAAAAATGGTTAATGGGCGAATTGTAAGGAAAATTAATCATGACAGATGTTGACCTAACAAAGGGTGGGGCTCGCGTCTCTCCTGTCAACTTCGGGGAACGCAATGTTGGTTTCGTTGTGGCTAAAGAAGTCCGTTATTCGGATTTTGCGGCTGCTGATGACATTGTGAAGTTAATCGATATCCCTGAAAATAGCTTCGTAGCTCGCGTTATGATAGTTATTAAGGAAGTCTTCAATGGCACTTCTCCACAACTTAATGTCGGAGATGACGAAGATCCTAATGGCTATTTAGCCGATGCTGACGTAGATTGCACTTCCCTTGTGTTGTGTGCTGATACTGATTCTCCAACCTGTGCAGCTGCTTACATGTTGCAAAAAGCGCGTAGGTTCTATACTGCGGCAGATACGCTAGACGTAGAGTTTGGGTATACTGGCACACCAACAACCGGTAAGGCAATTGTAATTGCTGAAATCGTAACTGTACCGGGGGTGTAGTATGAGTGAGACTAATTGGAATAGTTCATTAACTATTGAACGCTGGGCTAAGGAATTTTATCGTGAAGCTCGTGTACCTGATTTTTTCGGACCATACACAGGTGAAAGCGCAAGTTCCATAATCCAGGTAAAAACTGATCTCAAAAAGAAACAAGGTGATCAAATTCATTTTGGACTTGTTGAGAAAATCGAAGGTGACGGAGTTACCGGAGACAACACAATGGCAGCTAATGAGGTTCCTATTGTAACGCAACATCAAGCCATAACAATCGATCAATTACGTCAAGGTATCTTGTCTACTGGTCGTATGGAAGATAAGCGTACGCATTTGAATTTCAGAAAAGAGGCAATGTCGGAACTTAAAAATTGGTTTAACGAAACAATTGATAAGGACTTATTCACTGTCTTAGCGGCTTCTCCAACTCGTTCACTTGGCGCAGATAATGGCGGAACCCTCCGTTTTGACGCATCTACAACCAAATCTGGTTTAGTTGCAGCTGATAAAATCAGCTTGGGTGACGTTACAGTTCTGAGTAAACTTGCAAAAGTTCCTGCAACTTCAGGTAACTACAAAATCAGACCAGCTATGATAGATGGTAAGAAAATGTATTTATTGGTTGTTGGACATGAATCAGCCGTTGATCTTCGGAAAGACCCTGATTGGAACCAAGCACAACGCGAAGCACAAAATCGTGGACGCTCTAATCCGTTATTTAATGACGTATTGGGTGTTTGGGGCGATGTGATAATCGATAAGCATGAAAACATCGTACCATTTACGGATGGTGGCGGTGCATCAGTACGTGGCGAAGCGAACCTGTTTTTAGGTGCGCAAGCTGGTATGTTGGCTTACGGTGGTGACTACAGTTGGGACGAGACTCCTGTTGATCGAGGAAATAAATTAGCAATTACTGGCGGAATCATATACGAAGCTGCCAAAGCTAAGTTTAATTCAATTGACTGGGCTTCTATCGTTTACCATTGTGCAACCACTTCATTGAGTGCATAGTAATAATGGGGGGCTTTTATTGGCCCCCCTTATTTGAGGATTATATGGCAACATTTACAGTACAAGTTACCGATTATTTATCTGACGCAGTAACAACTGGCGACCTTGGCATAACAGAGGCTATGATTGATTTATGGATGCAAGAGGGCGCTAAATACGTTATTGTAAAAATGCCTAAAAAATTATGGCATCATTTTTCGTCTATATCAGCAGAGAAAACTGCTGATGGATACGCATCGGAAAGACCACTTAGGGTTGTTAGAGAGAGTGGTACTGATGATGATTTTATAGATTGCAGAGAAATAGATCCATCATCTGCGAAAGATTTTGCGTCAATTTCTGCGACTTCAGACCCTGCTTATTATCATGAAAATGGTAAAGTATATGTTTTACCTGCCCCAGGTGCAGACCCGAACGCATTTAAAGTAATTGAGGTCACATTGCCAACAATAGATGGTTCGGCAGACTCCACAATAGCGAATTTCCCATCAGATTTATATCAAGCGGTTGTTAAATATGCAGTAATGCAGTGCAAACTAAGAGAATTTGCATTTATGCGGAGGAAAACGCAAATAGAAATCGCAGCGGCTACAACATTACTGACAGCAACGGCAACGGCAAATGCAGCTGCAAAAACTGAATTTGATAAGTTAGCAGTTATTATAGATGAAGCAAATGCTGAATTTGATAAAATAGACGCACTTTTGACATTAGGAGAAACCGATTCTGAGGCAGCTGTAACTACGGCTCTAGCTGCTATTACTACTGCCGCCGGGCGGATTAATACCGCGGTTGGTCTTGCTAATGCTGAATTTGACCTAGTTAATCCTGACGTTGACTCTGCTGATACAATATTAGACACAGATGAAGATGTCAACAGGACATCATCTGCTTTAAATATATCAACTACAAGAATTGCTAATGGTAGGGCATATTTAGAAGAAGCCATAGCGGCAACGAATGAGGCATCTACTTATGCGAATGAAGTTGCGTCTAGGCTTGGTCAGGCAACTGCAAAGATTCAAGCTGGAAGTGCTCGTGGGAATTTTGGATCGGCTTATTTAGCTGAAGCAAACTCAAGAATTGCTAATGGTACTGCTTATTTATCTGAACTTTCCGGGTATTTAGGCCAGGCGCAAATTAGAGTTTCAAATTCAGGAGCGTGGCTAAATATGGGTCAACAATCAGTAGCGGATAAACAACTATTACAACAAGATGTCAATAGTGACATTGCGAGCTTTATACAATGAGAACATTAAAAGAACTAAGAGCCGATGTTTACAATTTAATCCCAAGCGTTGCAGGGACTATTTATCGTAATGCTGAACTTGACAGGACAATAAATAGGGCTTATGAGAAACTTGTCATGCGTGGGCAGTTATTAAAAGAGAAGATGATAACAACTGTTATTAGCGATCAAACTGCTTATGACTTAACATCGTCTACTATATGGTTACAGAGTTCCCTTACTGATAGCGGTGAAACTACAAGCGCTGCTTATTCAGCTACAGAGGTGACTTTTACAGTTTCTTCTAGCACAGGATTCTCGGTTAATCAATTAATTAAAATTGATAGTGAGGTTCTAAGAATCACTGCTGCCGGTGGAGGAAGGCTGACTGTTGTTAGGGGTGAGGCTGGTACAACTGCTGCGGCTCATGTTATCACAAGCGCTATTTATATAGGGGCTCAACCTGCTATACAGATGATTTATCGTATTGATTATGATACATTAAAGCAAGACCCGATAGCTCAGAATGAGATTGATGATTTATCTGAAAGTTTCGGAGCATCATGGTACTTAGACGGTAAATACCTATATATGTCACCAAGAACTGAAACATTAAAAGAGATTAAAGTTTATTATATCCCGTTTCCTACAAGTCTTAGTGCTGATAGTTCTACAGCAGAATTAAATATGCGTGACTATGAGGATGGGCTTGTTTATTATGCGGCATATGAGAGAGCTGAAAAAATTGTGGCTCAATTAATAGCTAAAAACAATCCCGATAAGGATGTAATAGCTGCCTATTCAGGATTACATACATTGTACAAACAGAAATGGGAAGCAGTATTGGAAGAGTGTGAAGAGGGCGGTTTTCAAAACGTTGGCGTTGATTTTATTAAACCTAATTTTGTGAGTTTTTAATGATTGATGATTTCACAAAAGGATTGGTCACATTCGGGTCTCCTAAGAGACTTCAGGGGTTTACACGTTTTGAAAATGTTGACAATACAAAACGAAATCGAATTGAAAAGGTTAGGGACGAGCTTCAAAAGACAGCTAATGTAGCGACTGAATACACATCATTGACTCCACAAGGTCAGGGATTCTTTTCATATCGTACAGAGTATAATGCGGCTGGTGCGCAAACATCTACTTTGTGGTATTTAATGTATGTGCCAATAATCGTTGACTCGGGAACTCATATTAATACTGGTGGTGGATCAATAACTGACGTTGCGACTTCTTTTGATATTGATGATGCTACTCTAGTTAATGATGAATCATATATTAAAATTGAAAAAGAATATATGAAAATCACCAATATTGCAGGAGCTACGATTACTGTTGTGAGGGCACAATTGGGCTCTACTGGGGCGACCCATGCTGACCTAACTACTATTTATAATGTAGTTTGGAAATTAGTCAGGTATGACAATGCCGACGGAACGGGCGGTTCTTGGAGCACAGTATTAAAACATGAAATAAATCAAACATGGAATAACTTATTAAATCCCGCAGAT